AAAAAATAAACCCCTAATTAAAGGGGTATAAACTACTATGTCTTAGACTAGTTCATAGTCATAACGTTTTACTAGATGGATAAGACCATATGAGGTTAAAGTATTTTTCAAATTATCATCTGCATAGCTAATTAGTCGCTCAAACTTATGGTCCTTCTTATAAACCTCCTTAAAATCCCAAACAAAACTTTCCCAAGTAAAGCTAAAGCCTAAGGTATAGTTAGAATGGCTAATTTCTAGAGTATCCCCAAGATTTAGTTCAATCTTTAAGATGTAATCCTTGTTTTCCGTATCATGATGAAAAGAATAATATAAATTAGCTTCGGTAAGAAAGTTAAATAGCTTTTCTTCAATTTCAATCTTAATCATAAAAAACCTCTACTAATTTTTAATAGAAGGAAAAATTCGTTCCCAATAGGTACGAAGTTCATACGTCTCAGGATCAAAATCTGAAATTACAATATCTTTATTTGCTAGGTAAGGAATACGACATCCCATAATATCCCCATCATCACGACTACGGAATGTAATGATGTTTTGTAGTTTTCCATCCTCGGTCTTGTCTTTCGACCGAAAGAGAACACCTTGAGTATCAGTATCACTCAGGATAGTGTGTTTACTTGAGCCTGTAATCTCTAAATCAAGAATATGAAACTCTCCATAACCACTTACAGATAATTCTGTATTTTTAGTATGACTAAGAAGGATTACACATTTACCGGCTAAGGACTTATAAGCATAGGCTAGGGTAAGAAAAGCTTTCTTGTACCAACTCCATCCAGCACCTTTAGGCAATGTCGTAACATCTGTACCCTGAAAGTTCTTACCAAGAGGGGTACTTTTATACATTACTAAAGCCAAACCAGAGGCTAGCTCACCTAATACAGATGTATTGTCGATGATAATAAAGTCATAAATAGGTTTCTTATTCTCAAGATTTGCATTAGCAATCTCTTTTGCATAGTCCATATAAAGACTACCTAAACCTTTATTTTTATCAGTCTGTCGAATCTCTTGAAGCTCTTTTACGAGATTAAGATACATTCCTCCAAAAATACTTGCTCCATCTTCTAGGTCAATAAGAAGACTATTAGGAAGTTGTAAACAAGCACTTGTCTTACCTCCTTTTTTATTACCCGCAAGGAGCATAAAGCGAGGCTCTAGAGTCACAGGGGCAATAGATTCTTTCGGCAATTTAAGCATATTTGTTCCACTCAGATAATGTAATTAGACCAAATTGGTACAGATTTTTAAGAATATCACTTGCATTCTTTAGTGAATACAGTAAAGGTAGACCATCATTTTTGAAAGCTTCATCAAAGACTTCTCTTTCAACAACTAGAGAAAGAACTGTCTCTCCGTCATCCCTAAAGATTTCATCTAAATCAATAACAAACGTAATATTCTCTTTTCTATCTCCTACAGGAATCATGCAAAAAAGATGATAGTCTCTTTGTCCATACCCTACTCGAAAACTACAACCCGTAATAATACTAAAACGAGCTAGAAAATCGGGAATTATAACCTCAGGCATACCAATTAAGTGATACATAAGAGCATCAAAATCGTCGCTTACTGATGACATAAATAATATGTGGTCTTCTTCTTAAGTAAACACAGACTGCATAAACCTTCAAGAAATTCAATATTAGCAGCATCTTTCTCAAGAGCACTAATATACTCAGAAGTTAATTCTGAAAGAATAGCATTAGCAAGTTTCTTTACAGTAATAGGTTGACCTGTAAAATAAATTTCCCCAATAGGAGCATGAGTCGGTGTATAAAGGTAAAGTAGGTAATCATGGTCAGTATTACCATTAAAACCAAAATGCATCGAAATTTGTAATTGTTCTAAAAACCCAACAGCTTCTAGGTCGAAAGAAAATGTAGGCATCATTTAACCCTCAGCAAGAAAATGTTCAATAGTTTCTTTTCGAGTAAGCCAACCCATATCAACACAAGTGTCAATAAACCAATGATTAAGTTTATAGATTTCATTTAGGTTTGCTTGATTTAGTTGGAGATAAGTTTTAATAGTATCTTCTAAACTTTCTCCTTCTTTAGCCATGTAAAAGAAGTAATAAGATTTGCTGATATGTACATGGAAAGAATAACCTCCTAAAGTATTAACAGGTTCTAACCGTAAACAAGCAACATGGGCAAAGTCTAATAATCCTTTGAGTTCTTTAATCATAATTTACCTCATAAGTAGTAATACTTTTTTCAAACTGTTGAACCTTCAAAAAGAATTCGTAAGAACTTCAAAGATGTCAACTGCCTTGTCATCAATCACTACTTTCATTTTCAAACTCCTTCTTTAATCGTAGATAATCTTGATATCGACGTTCTTTAAGAAGTTTAGAATGTTCTTCTTGTAGAGTTAAACGAAATTTTCGTTCAAGCTCATTTTCTTTTCGATAATTAGCAATAAGATAGCCTTCATCATTACGGTCTCGTTTAATATGAGTAAAACCGTCTTCTAGAAAAGCTTTAAGACGTTCAATAATTTTCCCTTCAATTTCTTGGTAATACGAATCATGGATAATTTCACCCTCAATTAGTTTTACCTTATCAATAACCAAAGTAGGGTCTAAAGGATGTCGTGTCATTTTAGTCAAGCCAAACGTGTAAACTTTGAATCAATCGAAGAAGAAGGGAACAAGAGATTTCTTTACCTTCATTAGCAGTTAAGAAATCAATAATTGGAGTAGTGAATTCATTTACTTGTACATATTCCTTATATACATAGTCTCCATCAGAGTCTTTAACTAAGATATCCCATTGGTCAGCCGTAGTATAAACAATATTTGGCCAATTATCAATCGGATTTGATACGGGTAAAGTATGTTCCCGATCAAAATAAGCGAGTACGCCAATTGAGACATCAGGAAGATACTTGTCAAAGAAATCTGTAGAGTCAGAGAAAATAAGTTCAATCTTTAGCCAGCCTGTACCATAAGTAGTACCAGGACTAGGAGTATCAGAACTCTTAATAACTTTGAAAAAAATGATTGTTGTCATTTTATTTACCTTCAATACGATCAATCTTTAACCAAGGAACATATTTAGCTTTCTTATCTTCTTTCTTACCCCCCTTAGAACAAAGAGACAACCAAAAATAGGACAAAGCTAGAGCAATTAAAAATGCTGTAATATCCATAGATATTTATTCTGTATTTGTGTTATGAAATGGCGGGTAGAGGAGTCGAACCTCTTATCTTCTAGGTTATGAGCCTGACGTGTCAACCGCTACACTCACCCGCACTTATTACTATAGCATTACTTAGGTCCAAGCATCATCTTTCTCTTCTTCCCATTCTTCCACCCAACGTTGTTGTAACCATTGAAATGCTTCACTTGTTAGATCAAGAGGTACATTGCTAATTTGGTTCATAAAGTGTGTCTTCGCATGAATATCATCTTCTTTGTAGACAAACAATAATTCATACCAAGCACGAAAGTTATACCGAAATTCACTCAGAAAGTCATTAACTTGATGTACTGGTTCCCAAGCTAGACAACTAATGAAGTGAACAATGTAGGGAAGAGTTAAGTCAATAATCTCAGCCTCTGGTGAAGGATTGTAAGTAATACAGAATTCCTCAACTTCGTATTCAAAGAATAGAAGACTTTCTAGAATATCAATATCAAATAAACCAAGTCGAATTTCATAAATAACGGAAGACTCAGGAATAGGTTGGTGAATAGCCCGGTAAGTAGGTTTAATTAACATTTAATGTTTCCAGATGTTGTACTGAGTTACGAATTTCAAAAACTTTCTTACAATAAGACTCAGATAAACCAGTGTAAGACATTAAGTCATACCATTCTAGGCCATCCAATATGGTACAAAGAACATTTACCAAAGTTTCATAACTAGGTTCGGATTTTTCTACTTGCATCGCATCGCTTATTTTTAATAAGATTTGAATATAAAGCTTAAAGGAGATTTTTTATGTTACTTAATCTACTAACTGACTATGGTTACACTGTCTTTCGAGAAAACCCATCATCTTACACCTTACGTTTATCTCTTCCTGGTGTAGGCAAAGATAATATCAAGATTAGTCTTGAAGATACTCGACTTATTATCAAAGTCTACACTACTTCTTTAACTTATCCTCTTCCTACTAATGCAAGTAAAGAAAAGATTGAAGCTAAATATGAGGATGGGATTCTACGAGTAACGGTCGAAAAAGATAAGTCAAAGACTAGAGACATCACTATTGGTTAAGATGTAACCATCAAAAAGACGATAATATGATAGGTTAGCTAAAATAACACAGAGGTTCAAAAGAGCCTCTGTTTTTGTTTCTCCATAACTTTGATCAGATGTATTTCCACAGATAGCAAGATAACCTTCTGCATAAGGTTCTATGCTAATTCTTAATTTTTCTTTAGTCAAAATTGAAATCTTCCTTAGTACAATCAACTACTAGAGTCTGATGCCCTTCAGGTAAATACATTTGAGGATGATATCTATAGGCCATAGAACTAAAAGACCTTCTCACACCATCACAGGTTACGCTAATTCCCATATAAGGGTGAAACCAAGGAGAGCAGTAATTAAAAGTAATAGGAAGATTTGTGACTTTGAAACAAAGAGTCGTAGCATTATCACAAATGTAAGAATCCCAAAAGATTGGTTTAGAAAAAGTAAAAGTTAAAGATAGTAGTAGATTAAGCATTAATTTCTCCTGTTCCCCTACAATATGGGCATGTTGCCCAACGACTATTCAATTTACTATCAAGTAATTCAATCTTGCCACTTCCACCACAAGCACTACAAGTTACTTTCTTTGGTTTGTCGTCTTTCTTTTTATCACTCATATTGAATTACCTCTACATGGGGTTTATTACCGGACTTATCCCAAGATTCTACTAGATTAATAAATTTATCTAAATCAGTATGATCTGGAACAGTAAATTCAACAATATTGTTTGGAAAAACTTTAGCTGCTATTGGTAAATGAATTGGCTTGTTATAGAACTTCACCTTTATCCTATACATAAAAAATCAAAGAAATAAGTTGTTAATTCTTTATTATAAGGTGCAGTAAAAATCAACACAAACCAATAAGAATAGCAAACGTGCATTAAAGAAAAACCAAATAAGAATTTTTCAAAAAGATTATAACGAATTAACATATTTTCTACTAATTTTTCCTCTTCTTCTGTTAAATCTAAAAACTCACTTACTGTACCAACTTTCTAACCTTTAGATTCAAGCTTTTTCTGTTTTTTCTTATTCATAGTTATACGTGATTAATTGTTGCTAAGGCAATAATCCAAAGAATATAAAGTAAAGTTCCTTGAAATACTGATGGAGGAGAACCTAGAAGATGCGCACAAAGAATAGTTCCTACCGTAAGAAAAATAGCACGAATAACACAAAACTTAAAGAGAGATGTACCCTTCATAATCACTCCTAATAGTATGTTGCAGAAATGAGTCTTTTTAAGGACTCAAAAGGAAGTTGTAAGAGCATTTTATTTAACCAAGTATTAAAGCTAGAAACAAAAACTTCTTCTTCAATATTCCCCTTATCGTAAGAGTAAAATACAGCATCATATGTAATAAAATCCTTATCTGTACCAAAACCAAAAGATACAGGAATATTAGGATTAGAATACATATGAATGGAAAGAGAATCTGTTTTGTTAAAAAATGCTTCCCAACTATCCCAATGATGTGGAAGTTTTTTCCAATTTAGGCCCAAGAAGTTAGGTATATATTGAGCTAAATTAGGGAAATAAGAAAAATATTTATCAGTATAATCTGCAAATCTATTATTGTGTTCATTTGAATGACCTTTATATATTTCTATATTTTGTTTTATCTCTTCAAAAAACTTAAGCTTATCAAGCTTTCCTTGTGTAAAAAGATATCTTAGAAAAAAAGATATTGCATCATCAGCATCACTAGTATGATAATCCTTATGTAATGTACGCCAAGGAGCATAAAACTTATTTAAGTCTACCGCTTCATAGTCTTGAAAATAAATAAAAGAATTTGAAAACCCATAGAATACTAATAGATACTCAAAGTTATCAGAAATTTGATAAAGAACATAGATACACAAAGAAGAATATTCTGTAATATCTATAGGAGTGATAGGCTTTAATTTATCTAAATCATAAGTTGATGTCTTTGCATAAGTCTGTAAAAATTTAGCCTTAGGGAAATAATCTAAAATTTTATACATTTAGAGTAAACCATTCTAGTTCAATATCTTTATCGGGTTGTGGATTACAGATTACATAACTATGAGAGTTGTTAATCTTATAATGACTTTTCCCTAAGTGAGTATGTCCATGAATTACGATTAATGGATATTGGCTTAGTACTTTACTTAAATCATTTACAAAATAACAGTTAAGTCTGTCATTTCTGTAGTTTGGATGTAGACACTGTGTATAAGGTAAATGATGTGTAAGAAGAACATAAGGAGCATTCAGATATTCTCGGTCAATACGAGAAAGAATATCATTACTTAATTGGGTAAAATCTTGAATTGTATTAGAAATGTATTTGAAATCATTTAGATTACTTTGCAGCAAATAGACATCTGGATTATCCGGGTTATACCAAAGAGTCGTAGCCAGTAGATCAAAACTACTACCAATAGCGTAATAGTTTAGAAGATAATTAGAGTCTGATAGATAAGCTTTAACATTTGAAAACTTACTTAAAGAATTCTTAATTAAAACTTCCCCTTCAGATAGTGAAGTCCCATAATACTCATGATTTCCTGGCACATAGAATACTTCTGTAAAACCATATAAGGCTCTAAAGAAGTCTTCAAATAACTCTGTTTGAACAACGGGACAAACATCTCCAGCAACAAAGATACCGTCTCCTTCTTGTCCGGATAAATAATTTAAGACAGAAGCTACATTTTCTTTCGACCGATATTCAAGATGAATGTCAGAAATCACAGCATAACGATTAAGAGACATATGTTACTCCTATTTTTCTTTCCAACTTTCCATAAAGCCACAACATGGGTCTTCTTCAAACTTTTCATCTAAAACAGGAATTACTTTGACCCATTTAGAGAAACAATCTCGAAAGACTCCCCGAATAGTTTCACCTACAATCTGTTTATACTCTCGATTACATTCGCCATTAATTTCATCATGAACCATGTTAAAAATTACAGCACCCCATTCTGGATTGTCGAAAAAAATATCCTGTAATTGCCAAGTAACATCTTTCATAATGTCCGCTTCTACAAGCAACCAGTGAGCCGCTACAGCATTAGTAAAGTTACATTCTTTAATAATTTCTCCATTTCTATCTCTCTTATATTCTCCTTCTACAAAGCCACCTCGATCTTTGTCATATACCTGTAAAGGTCTTTTCTTAAAATACTGTCTTCTCCCTGATAAACATTTAACATAACCGTATTCTTGGTTACTCATAGAATTTCCATTCCTATCAACAAACGGAAAAACAATGTTAAAAGAATTAATTACCGCAGGACGAGACTTAATAAAACCAAGAAGACCAGGATGGTGATACTCCAAACGAGAAGTAATGTATTTAGCATCTTCAGCCGTACAAGGGAAACCATTTGCTACTAGAGTGCTATGATTCTTGTTTGGTCCAGCACCATTAATACAGGAGTAAAAACCAGGTTTACTTCCTTTCTCCCTACAAAAATTTACGAGTTCTGCATCAGGTGTAGGATTTCCGTCTACATCTCTCTCTTTTCGTTTTTTCATGAACTCTTCAGCAGTCCAATTCTTACCAAAAAGACGATTTGCAATATCTACTCCAAATACAGAGTGTCCATCATAGTCATCTCTAAAAAGCTTAACGATAAGCATCTCAGAAATTTCTTCTTCACTATGTCCTTCTGACCTCCAATAGTTAGCAGCATATTGAGAAGCAATACGCATATGTGAACCAGAAGCATCATAAGTAAATAAGACTTTATCTGGATTAGTATGTCGAAAAAGATGTCGGATATCTTTAGCTGGATTTTGTAATTGAACTCCTATAGTATTCCCTTTTACTACAGAATTTGCAGTAGTTCTTCCACTACCAGAAGGTCCAATCTGGTTAAAGTTAGTTCGGATAGAAGTACGTCCTGTACCCCCATCAAAAGCATATTCCAGAATACCTTGCACATATTTTTTAGAAACCTCAATTTTTCTTAGGTTCTTTAGAGCCTCAATAGCATTCTTATGAATACTATCTAACCTACTTGTATCTAAATTATTAAGAACCTCTTTATCAACGCTATTTAATTGAAATTCTTGAGGAAGAATCTTATTAAGAACCTCAAGTACTTGTGGGTTAGAAGTATAGGGTGTATTAGGAAAAGCCTGTTCCCATAAAGATAAATAGTTATCAACCTCTAATTGTTTCTTTTCGACAAACTCTTGCGCTAACTGTGTATCAACAGGAAATCCTTGATATTGCATCTCAGCAAATGCAGTAACAGCCTGACATTCCACATAAGCTGAAAAAATACAACCATCTTGAATAATTAGAGACTTAAGACGTTCATATACAGGAAATAGGTAATATACGTCTTCAGCTTGATAATTAATCTGACTATTAGATAGATTCCAACCCCAATTACTTCCTCCAAATCCTTTCTTAATATCTATACCTACTCGTTTGGCAATAGCACCAAAACTATGAGGTAATAGACAAATGCTTGTAGTTCCTTTCTTTTCAGCACCAACACCACCCCAAAGAACTTGGGACATAATCATTACGTCCCTACAACTACGAATAACCCAACCAAGATGAACTCTTACAAACGTAGCGTCAAAGAGTAAATTTGCTCCTAGAACATTTACGTCTTTAGCAAATAGTTTTTCTTTTAGAACTTGTAAAGTCTCCTTAGTTAGGTCATCTAGTTCATCAATTCTCTCTTTCGTACTCTTATCTTTTTGACTCTCCCATCCACCTAAATCAATAATAATCACCTTACCTGAAGGTAGGCCAATCTGAAAAGATCGAATCTTACCTTTCCATGGATAAAGTGCCATCCAAGACTCTTTACCAAATGTTTCAATATCGAAAGCAATTACTTTAGATTGTTTAAGTTCTTCAAGAACATCCAGAAAGTTTTCAGAACTAGGAGTGAGGATGTAATCGTGTAAAGGAACATCCTCTGAGAATAAATCTTTCCAAGTAAGTTGTTGTAATTTAATCATTTTGAGGGTAACGAATAAACTCTTCGGGAGAGGTTTTTAGTATAAGGCTAACAGAAGCAAGTGCCTTCTCTACAGTAGGGCGACTTTCATCATTGAGTATGGCTGAAATATAGGTATCATCATCAAGGATAATACGAGAGTAAATAACAGGATATTCATCATACTCTAAAAACTCAGTAGAAATGTCAGTAACTGTTACTTGTAGGATTCTTGTAGCCTGTACTTCTTTATCCCAACTAGCGATCCACCATTTAGTTCCTATTTTATAAGGGTGGTCAGCGGGTAAAGTTACATCAATCCATTTATTGATAAATTCATCAGCATCTTGTTCAGAAACATAGTAATAGTCAATATCTGGGTCTAAGGTATTCGTAACATGCCATACTGACCTAAGTCTCTTCAGAAACATAATTAGAACCTCTAGAGTGTTTTACTTTACTAATTTTTACTTTCTTCTAAAAAGTTAATTACAGAAGTTTGTTTGAGATAACGAAGTAAAGCACTTGGACATAGACGTTTATTTACTAAAACTCTGTCTAAACTATGATTAGTTATTACAGAGGAAATAAATCCATCCTTACCAATATTTAGTCTAATCGTAGATTGATGTATTTTATAGACTATACATACATCATTTTGTCTTAAAACTTCATAACCCTTAAAAATAGCATCATCATAAAGTTCTAATTCTTTTAGAAAGAATTCAATAGGAGACATAGGGTTTGTTATAGAACTCCTACTTCAGAATAATCAGTTTCTAGAATTAACGTATCAGCAAGATAGAAAGTTTCGTTATCATTATCTACAAAGTAAACCCAATAAGTATCTTTCTTTTCTTTTCGATAGTCAATCTTAGTAATCCTTTTAATATTTCCTTCTAAGTCTCTTACCCAATTACCTTCAATAAATTTAGGAGGTGAGTATAAACGAAGGAAACTCTTACGCTCTTCTTCTTCTAAAGCTGTCCAAAATAATGCTTGGTCATTGCTCGAAAGAGATTTAATAAAGTTCTGTGCTTCTTCAGTCGTACTTAATAAAGAGGCACTATTAGCAAGTTCTGCAATACGTGTACGGCTACCTTTGAAATATTCAGGCCAAGGATTATCTTGGTCAATAGAATAATAAAAGATGACACCTTCACCTTCAGTACTTCGCTTCTTTGTTCTTGTAATCTGACAGGATTCTACAAGACGAGATAAAGCATTACAAAAATTAGTATCCTTTACATTTACACCTAACTTAGAGGCAAGCTCATATTGAGTATGCAAATGGCCAATATCACGACAAAGAACACTTAAGATACGATTTGTATACTTTACAACCACAGGATCGATATTAAGTTCATCAAGAACCTTGTATCGCCAATAACCATTTACATCACTATAATTATCTCTTCCTAGAATAAGGTGTACCGGTAGACCTTCACGAGGGATAGTAAGAAACTCCATAACATGAGTACATTCAGGACTCTTGTAAGTATCAGAAGCAGGGTAAACAAAAGCCATACCGTCATTAGCCCCTGCCAATGAACCTGTACCTGATAGACCATCAGCTCCTTTTGATGGATCAGCACTCTTATTTAAGTGATGAATAATAATCATTGTTACTCCCGTAAGAGAGGCAATACGTTGGAGAGCATAGGCATACTTACCAAATTCAGCGCTATTCTCACTAACGTCTGTATCCCGTGTAGAGGCTCGAAAAGAATCAATTATTACAAGTCTTGGTTTACGCTCAAGAAGATGTTCTTTAAGCTCCTGTAAGTCTGTCTCAATATTAAAATCTGTATGTACCTGCAAATAGTTATCTTTCATTGCTTCTTCAATATCCGGGTTTACTAAATCTAACCCTGCATCTTGAAGTCGCTTCACAAACAAACCAGGTGGTTCTTCTAACTGATAAATATCTACAAGTCCTTTCTTTACAGGTCTACCAAGGCATTCTCTACCTAAAGCAACACAACAGGCCATATGGTACAGAAGAACACTTTTTCCCGTCTTAGCTTTTCCACCAAAGATATAGAGTAAACCTCCATCTCGGAAAATACCAGGAATAATGTCACTTGTAGAATTGACGTTGTAATTAACAATATCACTTAAAGTCCAGGTAACTTTACTTTTAGCTCTTTCTTCTTCTCTTGCAATAAGGGCAACAAACTTACTTACATCTTTCTCGCTAAAACGTAAGAATTTGTTAAAAATCGCTGTTAATCGTTTGATAGCTGCTAAACGTTTAATCGGATACTTGATCTTTGATACTTGTCGGCATTGTTCCTCGAAAAGAACAAGAAGTTGGTCTTCAGATAACTGTTCCAACTTCTCTAACGTAATGATTACTTCCTTTGGCGGGTCAATAGGGTTAAAAATAGAATTATCAATAATCATATAAGGTGAGTCTTTGTTTTACTAAATTTCTATCAATATCTGCTAAGTCCATACCTTCTTCTAAACTGGCCGTGGGAAAAAGTGTATCTAAAGATACAAAACGAGCACCCACTCCGACATAAAAACAGGCATGTAATACTATTTTAGCTTTACGGATTCCTGTCTCATCCCAATCTGGAAAGTACAGTATATTTCTGATAATTTTAGAATATGCAAGAAGTGTAAGAGTTAAATTATTCAGATCAAAACCAATAGAACATGGTGTAACACAAGGAAAACCTAAAGAACATAAATAGTCCGTAGTTTTCTCTCCCTCTGACATAAAAATGGTATCTCCATTAAAAGTTACACCATTTGTATATAGAGGAAGAATAGAGAGATAAGAGGTTAGGTCTTTAGATACCCATACACCGTTAACAAAAGCTTCTAATATAACAACCTTTTTTCTTTTCGTACTATCAATATCTAACCTCTTTACTCTTATCTTATCTGTGTAGTAGTAATAAGTTAACTTGATATTATTTTGATGTTCTAAAGAATAGAATGAATACTCTAAAGGTTTTTTATAATCCGTAACCTCACATAATTTACCCCATTGAAAATCAACTTTTGGAGGAAGCATTGAGGCTATCGAAAGAGAAGTTAGGTCAGAGTCTGAGTCTCTCCTCTCATAGCCTACATCCAATCTCTTTCGTATCTCTCTTGCCTCACAGTAATTTGTCCAACATTTATAAGCACTGTAAGAAGATGATGACTTATTGCTATTAATTTTTAGATTCCCTGAACAGACAGGGCATTCTACTCTTATAAAAGAAGAATGCCTTTCGACAATATTCAGAGAATCTAAATGGTCAAGAATATTAAAAGATGACATCAAGTGTTCGGTAAAACAAACAAGAGGGATACAGAGGTGGGGAGAATTGGTTTACGTCTTGGTACTCGGATATGTTAAAGGTAATATCTGTAAATGTACCAGCTTCATGTAGATAAAGAGGTTCAAAATACCCCTTCATATACATACGTGTTTTCTTTACTAAATCCTTATTTACTTTCTTACTCAACGTACAATGATAGAAAGATTGATCGGAAGCAAATAAGTGCAACATACTCTCAATATTCCCCTCATTCTCTTCTAATACTTCATATTGAAATAACTTGAAGAAATACCTCGAAAGAGAACGTTTATTTACCTTTGCTGGCTGAATTACACCTGAATCTAGAAATCGAATAAAGTTATTACCATAGCCAAAATACCCATCAGTATCAGCATAAATTTGATTACAGTTGAAATCAAAATTATCAATAATCTCTTCCGGTGTAGATAAGTGGCTATAGATAATATTGTGATTATCTGTTAGATGTCGGTAAGATTCAAAATCAGAACAAGAAGGAGTCCCATAAGAACTCACTTTGTCGGGGATAAATCCCGTAAAGACTTTCTTCACAAATAATCTATCCGTACCATAAACAAAAATATCAATATCTTCTAAATGAGATAAAGGAATATTCTTATTTGTTAGCTTATTAAGAAAATAGATAGTTGGAGCACCACCTGCAATAATGTAGTTGCAATTATAGTCATTACAAGCTTTTTCTAATTTCTGTAACGTATCATCTAAACCAGTGAAATTGTCTAAGCAGAAAGAAAGAAACTCAGAATTAATCATTTACAGGCTCCTCTATTTTCATATACAACCGATTTGGTTTATAAGACTTTTCTCCTTCAAGGCTATATTTCTTAAATAAAGCCCAATCTAGTCTTGTATCATCATAGAAAGCTTTTACAAAATGCATAAACCACTTTGCATACCAACACATACTTGAAAAATCAAGATGGTAAATCATGAGTTTATTCTCTGAGTTTGTTGCAAAGATAAAACCATTACGAATCTTATATGGTTCTTCTACAAACTGATTAACAAGAATCATGTAAGCACTCAGTTGCAGACAGGTTTTTAGTAAATCCGCACTACTCTTACTGTTTCCTCGCCAATTCTTATAGTCAGCAACAAAGGTAGGGTTTTCCTTAAAATAGTCTGAATCAATTAAAGTCTTACAATGATGGTTTTTATAGAATAACTGACTTGCTCTTTCTTTATCCATTACTCCAACAAGGTCAGGAGTTCCACCAAAACCATACATCTTATCTTGGACTTTAATTTCACAAATAAGCTTTTGTTCAAGTAAAGGAACTTCTAAGTAACCTAGGATTGTAACTTGATTAAGAATTGGAATATAACATTGATGCCTTACATAAATCTCAGGCTCAATATCTCTTAAATACTCATAATACTTATCCTTATTGGTAAAGAATAATTCATTTGCTTTGTGAACTCTTGTCCCTAAAGAAGAAGCATGAACCATAATCTTTTGCGCTTCTTCTTCTCCAACATTCTTTCTCCATTGTTTAAGAAACTCTTTATCCTCAAACTTAGAGATAATTGTAGTTACTGAAGCGTATTGTTTTTCCAAATCATTTTTGTCTTTATAAAAACGGACTCCAGTAGCAGGATCAGTAGTGCTAATGAAGTCCGATAATTTTTTAGGCATTGTACTAAGATATAACTAAAGTTAAGCTATATCTTAGCATAAGGTTAGAAGTTTGACAGTACATCGAAAGGAGGGGCATCCATCGCTGCATTCTGTGCTTCTTGAGCGATAGAAGCTTCCTTATCCCCTTTAGGAGGAACAACGGTAACTTCTTCAATAAACTTAAGAAGAAGATTACTACGAGGTTCCCCATCTTTAGAGAGATAAGTTTCTAGCTCAAAGTTTCCAGCGGTTACGGAAACCAGCACAGACTCAGGAAGATTTGCCGTAAGCTTATCAACTTCAGCATACAAGCTATCTGTCTCCCAAACGATGGCTTTGATATAAGGAAGTCGTTTCCCCTGCTCCTTCACATAGTCAGCTTCTTTCTTAGAGGCATATTTACTTCCATGAAGCTGAATCATCTTCTTACCTTGTGAAGTAGTACGGTCTTCACGGCGTGCCCAGAAAGTTGTCGTAATTTGGTTACTAATCATTGTTATGTCTCCAAAAGGTGTAATATTCATAATTATCATGTAGATAGTCGGTTTTAATTATATCAGAACTAAGGTCTTTAGTAGCAGACATAATTACTTCTTTCGTATGTTGTTCGGCTAAAACATTTTTGGCAACTCCAATAACTTCAAATCGAGAAGCACATAGAGCATCAAATCGACTAGATGTTGTTACAAAGGTGGGATGAATTAGAAGACGGTAAATTTTACCGTATTTTTCTTCCCTCTTTGCCGCCGAAAGAGAGATATAGAGTTTCGTAGACCCACTACCTTCGTAAACATACCCTCCATCTTTAATTGTTACTTGCCCATTTAGTGTATGCCCATTAACGGTTGTCGGTAAATAGCCAATAATCATCCCATTACTAGTCAGGTAGACTAATTCTGGCATGAGAAGCCCTTTTGCTGCAAAGGTCGTTACAAGATCCCAACAAAAAGGATTATAAACACCCTTTTCAAGGTCACTTACAAGTTTCTTTACTAAAGGCTTTTGACTAAGAGCGAACTTCTTATATGGAATCCCCCGATGTGAGAAAGAATTGGCTAAGGCATCAGTAATACCTGTAGATGAACTCTTAAGAGAAGCTAAAAATTTGGGCTTATTTGTGAATGCTGGATTCTGTAACAAAGAAGCCGCAGGAGCATCCAGACGGCTTGCCCTAAGATGAGTTGTTCCTAAGGGGTCAATTTCTGAGTTAGGATTTGAAATAAGAAAACAAGCTTCCCCTGAACTAGGGGTAGCAATAAGATAATTAAACTCCTGCAATTTTGTAATCCTCCCAAAACATATATTCTGGGTCATAAATAGACTTTCCGTTTAGAATTGGAAGTCCACAAAGAGAGAACGGAAAAGAAACTTGATATAACTCAACTACTGTACTTACATTTTTTACAGTGTAAATACGATAGTTCTTCTTATTCCCTGGATCGTATCGAACTTTTTCATTGTCGAAACGATGGACTGCAATAACTTTATCCTTTGGCTTCAGGTTACACTTTTCCAAAGAGATTGGTGGATTATCTTTAATAGTTGTCATTACGCAAATGGTTCCAATGCAGTGATTGAGGTAGGGTTAGTCTGCTTACGTTGTCGTGTTGCAGTAACTAAAGGAGAAGAACACATTTTCTTTAGTAGTGAAAGATGAATCTGAGGTGTGTAAAAGATAGCCTCAAGAGTTTCTTTCGTCACCTTAAAGTCTTCTTCAATCAAACCTAGGAAATAATTTAGATCTTCATCAAGAATAGTATCCTCCATACGATTAATCCGAGAGATTAGCTCAAGTACAAGCCAAAACTCAGGAACAGAATCATTAGGAGATTTACCTTCGGAGATACTGTCGAGCCAGGATAAAGCGGCACTTAGGGTCTCTTTGTTTTTATCTTTTGGTGACTTTTCTGGAATACGGACAGTAATTTCATCGAGATTTAGCTGTCCTTTTTCGAGAGCTTTAATCTGTTCAGGAGTTAGTAGAGAGCTTAGAGATATCTTCATTAGATTTCTTCTCCGAATAGAGTAATATCTAAAGGTTCAGTATTTGGAACATTTCGGAATAGTACTTCACCATTCTCACAGGAATATTCTAAAAACCCAACAAATCGGTTATTTGTATAGAACTCCGTAAGAATATGAAGAATAGCTAGTTGACTCATGCTATTAATCATGAGTGTCTGACCAGCTTCATTCGCACTATTGAAATTCATTCCACAACCAAGACTTCCATCCTGATTTCTTCCTGTGAAAGAGAGTTGTTCTTGGTATTGTGGATAAAGGTCAAATAAGTCAGGGTAGGATGTAGGGTTATTAATTCCCTTATATTTAACCCAAGCAAATGCACTCCCCTTATTTAAGGAGTTTCCGGCTGTAACCCAAAGCACATTATCATTAGGCACATCTGTCCGAACAAAGTCAAGAAGCAGTGCCCGCTCAAACAAATGGTCTGTTGCAGCAATAACACAAAGGTCTCGATCTTTACTTAGTGATGGTGCGAAAGTCTCCTTAATGTTGGCTTTGTTAATGAAAAAGTTTGCAGGGACAATAGGTAGACGACGCTGATACATTTTGTATAACGCAGTCACTTTTGGTAACCCAACATGAAATTGGTCAAAGGGTGTACGTTGAAGATTTTTGTTTTCGACAACATCTCCATCAATAAGGTAAATATTTGCAAGATTCCGTCTAAACTTAGCGTCTCCATGAACAAATGAAGACAAACTAGACATTAGGTTACTACCAATGCCACCACAACCAACAAGATAAATATCCAACATATTATTATTCCTCCGGGTCGTCTAAAAAAATACGAATGCAGCTAGCGGTGTCATCAATATAAGTAAAATCACCAATAAAGTGAGACTCCTCCCAATCAATATTGAGCAAAAATTCAGAAGTTGCGTGATTTTTAAGCCAATCAGTATGCAGAGAGGTTGTGTAATCAGGTGTAGGCGTTTCCATTAGAGACAGCCAATTATAGCAATGGTCAGAATTCCATACAGCTTCATCAAAAAGCTGATGTAAAAATTCTTCTAGATCCTCGCCAAATGCTACAGGTGTACAAAGACCTCCTCTACTGCTAACGTTCCCAAGATAATAAGGATGTAGATATAGGCGACTATCTTCTACATTAACAAAATAGAAACCAATATCGTCATATTCAAGAGAGTCTTCATCCCAATAGAAAAATACCTCATCATCTTCGTCATAATCTTGACAACTTTCGAGGTTGTAACTAAAGGCAAAGACATGAGGAAGTAATTGGGTTGGGACTACAATATCTTCAACCTTAGCTTGGAAACCATGTAAACAAGAATGTGTGTAGGATTCTTGTAGGTCATTTCTTATAGCAGGAATGCCGTAAGGTTGTCCTCCTGCACAAGTGTTTTGATACAAATAAGAACAATCTCGACAGTTTTGATGCCAGAAAATATCTTCACAGGTGTGATGAATCTTAAAACCTTCAACACGTGGGTCGAAAAGAAAATAGATTCTTTTACTTGAATTACTGTGACTATATGCAATAGGCCGCCTCGACCCTGCTTCAGGAATACCAATGTCAATATACATTTAGACTACACTCCCCTTATGTTGTGCAATAAGATCCGCAATTTCATTCATACGACCTTTTAAGAAATCACACTCATCTTGTAATAGAACATATTCATCAAGTAATTCATTTATTGTTTTATCCTTATCTTGCTTAGAAAAACCATCATTCCAATAGAAAGGATCATCCCAATAACTCTTAGAGGTAGATTCTTTACTTAAGCTCAAACAAGTCTTATTCCATGTATCCCACCAACTTTCTTTTTTCCAACCTTTAATTTTCTTAACAGGCATATATAAACCTGCATCTAGGTACTCAAGGATAAGAGGGGGAATGCCATTAGGATATTGGTTCTGTAGTTCATGAAAGTCGTAGGATTCAATATAGTTATATTCAGGAACAGCTTCTCTTTCTAATGGGGTGGCAAAACTCGTGTAATTTTGCCAAGAGTATACATTATTTACTTTTTCAATATTTCCTACAATGCAGCAAAATAGTAAACCACGTCCAATTTCATCCTGATCATCAACACCTGATGGAGTCGGACTCATTGAGTGGTGGCTATGAAAACGACCGACAACTTGATACCCTTGACTCATTTCCTGGCTAATAGAAGTTTGATTCCCCTCAAGATCAGAACAGGGAACCACCGATTCTTCACCTCCAACCATTACAAATCCCGCTGAAGTACTTGTATGCTTAGGGATAATAAACTTATAGTCTTTTGTTGTTTGATTATAAAGAAGCATTGCACTTGCTTCTAAACTTCTGTCAGCATAATGACAGAAAATTTTAACCAACTTTAGATATTGTTCTTTTGGAATTAAAGGGATGTCAGCGGTAAGATAAACACTCCCTATAGTATTCTCATCTAGTGCAAGAAACTCACTCGTAGCAGGAGTAAGCTTATGAGAAAGACATTGAAATTCTAAAGTTTGAACAACTTCTTCAAGACTTCTTGGCTCAAAATATTGACCCCAAACATTTTCTGACAACCCATAATATTCATTCTCAAAAGTTGCTCCTGTGAGAACCCAATTATTATCAATTTTTGTATATAACATAAACAATAGGATTAAAGAAAAGAAAAGATAAAAGAAGAAAGAAGAAAGAAAAAAGCCTCCCTGTCGAAAGTCCGTCGAAAGAGAGGCTTAATCCCCTAGAAAACAAATCTAGGGGTAAACATTACAAAGTGTTAGCCTTGACCTCCATTCTCATAGGTATTGCTAGAGAAACTCACCCGTAGAGGAAAACCATCTGCTTCAGACAAGACATACTCTTTAGCATCATCACCATTCAAGGAGTGGTTAGGCCAAACAATAGCCATTTCCAGTTGCATAAGAGAAGATTCCTTGGATCCCGTGTAGTAAGCTACGACAGTAAGAAGATTCTTACCAAAGTCTTCCTGCTTAAGAACGATGTTACGAGCAGAAGGAAGAAGGACTTCCGTAGTCGTAGGAGCATTCTCCACAGGGATGCTGGTAGAGGACGATACATCAGAGGAAGAAGTCGAAGGAGAGGGGGAAACAGAGGAAGTGGAAGCGTTGTTGGTGAACAGGCTACGTAGGCTCTTAAACATGGGTATCTCCAAAAAAGGTAATAGGATTGGATTTGGTCTCTTCAATGAGAAACACGGATTGAGCAGGAAGCGTAAGATTCAATTGGCCCCAACGACGAAGCCATTGACGTTTACGAAAATCTACAAACTCTTCAGCATGGTCCGTAGAGAATGCAAAGTAATCCCAAGGAACAAAAAGTTCACTTGAGGAGAAGTGATGAAAGTAACTGGAAAACAAAGAAAACAGGTTCTTTGCAAAACTGTTACTTACGTTGCTTTCCAGACAAGAGGTAATAAAAATTACTTCATCTGGAAAAACAATACTCTTTTCGATGGTTGGGTATTGGGTCGTGTACACCAACTGAGAAGCGGTCTTCTTCATCGCTTCAAGATGTGTCAGTGAATCAAACCCATACTTATCAAACCCATTAATCGAATAAACTCGTAGGTAGCCCTGACTACCTCGTGCCCAATCAGCAGCAACGAGAGATAGAAAAGATTCTACGTTGCCAGGGGAGAAAGGGTTCTTCGTTCGTAAATTATTAGGAAGCAACATCAAGCACCTCCGTATCTTGAATAATGCGAAGAATTTCAGTAGACTTAATCAGATGACCAACCTCCCAGTCTTTCAACTTAGCAAGACGATTACGAAAACGACGACCCATAAGATTACTGTTATTGGGTTGAGTTAATAAAGCAGTAAGCAAGTATAGAGGGCTATATCCTGTATAGGTTTTTACAAATGGTAGACGTTTCTCTGTCTTGAGAGCAAGAGAGAGTTGAGCTACATCTTCAAGGTCGGGGTTAACCTCAATAACACAACCCAAATCTTCTTTTGTCATACCCTGAGACTTAAGCCCATTAGCAAGCTTAGACGTTACGGTACGTGCGGGAACAATTCGGTCCATCCATTCAGCCTGCCAATATGGGCTATCAGGACTGATGAGGAACCAATTGATGTCAGTAAAGGATTTAACTAGTTTTCCTTTATATACATTCCAAACTAAGTCTTCCGGGGTGAGTGTATTGATATTTAGTTCCGTATCACTAAAGTCAATGTCAGACATTGAGTACAAGGAGGAATAGACTTCACAGATAATTGAAGCACAGAGAGAAGAATCGAGTGCTAGAGGTGGTAGCCAATTTTGAATTTTCATGAGAAAGGTAAGTAAAGGACAAAAGAAAAATCCCTAAAACCAGAGTTCTAGGGATAATGGGTGAAAGACGAAAAAGACAGAATCTATATCTAACTCTATTTCTTTTTCGTAGAGTCAGAAGATTTATGAATATGCAGACAAACGGTGCAACGATATCCGCCGGTACAGGAGTTTGCTACACGCATACCATACCCATAGGTTGCGTCTTGAAAAGCGTGCTTACAGTTGCATTTTACAATCTTAATTGTCATTATTGAAACCCTCGTGTATACAAAGTACCATCATCATCGTCATCCTCGAAGCTAAAGTAGATGATTTCTTGTTCATCTTCTTTATTTGCCTCATAGAGAAATTGAGCTAGATAGGACCAAGCTACAAAGTCTGGTACTTCTTCAACTACATCCCTATCAAACCAAGGACTTCGTGATGGTGTCGATTTAGGGAAGCCAATTCTACGAGAAATAGAAACTCTAGGAAGACTTGTGATAAGTTCTTCTACATAGGAAGCAACCTTGTGAATACCCCAACTAGCAGGGAATTGAATAGAAAATCTTGTCTGCCTTCCTAGTAGAACCCCTTCAAAAAAAACTTCATCCCCACGAAGGATATTGTAGACTTTATCCTTAATATCCTCATCAGTTGTATACAGAAGGGTCATAATACCTCCTGTATTTGGGGATAAAGTTCGGGGAAAGCTTACAATTACCTCCCGATTAAACCAAGATGAGTTCTTGCTCTGGAGAGACTTTTTCTTTCGAGCCATTTTCCACCTTCACTGAATACGTAATGTTCATATTATATACCTGAACGGTATTCAGCTTAGAGAAGGTTGAGCAGGTCCATTTAGAGAATTGGAGAGGAATACCTTTAAGATGATTAACACAAAAGAATGTGCCCTCATCTACAAAAGGATATTCTACTCCTCGCAGAGAAACTGGTTCATCCCCATTAATGGAAATAGAACAATCGTCGAAAGAGAATGGAAGCATTAGAGAGAATGGGAGAGCCGTGTCATATGTAACTTTCCAAGAATGGTTAGAAATCCATATCATTGGAACTGACATCATGTTGCTGGAGGATAGGAACATAAACGGAGGGAATGAATACCCATCGCCCCGATACTGAATCATATTCCCATTGCTTGCCATAGTGTTGAGCCTCCTCAAATGAACTGAACATCTTACGAGAAATCCAAACTTTACCGTTATGAAGAATACGATAAAGAGAGAATTGATTAGAGATTGGGTCTTGTCCAACAAAAACGCTACCAGGTTTAGGACGAGTGTCTAGGTAGATATCCCCGATACGATACTTACGAGAAGAAGTAAAAGACTTTTTAATGTTCGTATTAGGCTTCATAAATTTGCTCCAAATAGAATTTTAAGGCGTGGAAAAAATAAGGTTTCTCATTACGATTAGGAACCGTAATGATATAGAGAACTTGACCTTCTCGATTAACGGGAAGATTAATTTTTGAGACTCGCCAGTTTTTCGAGTCAATCAAGTTCTTAACTATCCAGTGAAGAATAAATTCAATCTCTTCACCAAACACCCCCTTAATCATGTTTGGAGAAACATCCTCGATTTCAGTTAAAAAAGAAGTGTGAACTAAAGTTGTTCCATCATCCCAATTATCAGGGATTAGCCAAGAAGGAATAGTTAGCATGGGCTTAATTAGAGTAGGTTGTTAGAGTAAACTGTTAGAGCATCTTTGAAAGCTTTTACAGACATAACATGGATTCTTACAAAAACTAAACCATTAGGTAGCTTAGCTCGTCGAAGATGAAAAATAAACAAAGACGCATCTAGAAAACGAACAAGTTGTTCAGCAACATCTTCTTCTAACACAATAAAGAACCAAGGACTAAACCAAGATTCTTTTTGCCAATTCTTAAATTCAATATTCATTTGTGTTGTGGTGAAAAAGTACTAAATCCGAAACATCATTGAAAGCTTTTAGGAGAAAGAGAATTATGTCCATCACTGTGAAAGTCTTTTCAGGGTGTTTGTCGTTAAAATGCATAGAGGATTTACTATTAGTTTCAAGTGGAGAAGATTTGATATGTTTTATTACCAAACTCTTCAGTTTTCTTTGATGTTAGAGAGAGAATATTTGCAATCTCATCAAACGTAAACTCTTTCTTATGTTCCTGAGTACCACAAGCCCATAGGTTTCCATTGTAGAAGAAAGACATCCGACCATCTTTATCTACAATAAATCCTTCCTTACCTAGAGAAAATGGTAAGAGGTCTCCTAGATAGCCTACTCTTACTACATCTTCTAGATTATCCGTGAAGTTAATATAATCATACAGTTCACGAATAGAACGAATGACAAAATCATATTCTAAAGTAAGCTCTCTATCATAAGCGATGATATGACCTTTATATTGGATTATCTTGTTGGTAATCCTAGTCTTATCAATCCGCTCTGCAATCTCACAAGCTTTCTCAAAAGAAGGGTTAAGGGGAAAGTACAAAGTAAATCTCAAAGATACTTTTGGAAGAAAATATCTTGTCATAAAGATGTTTGTCCACCATCCCGCGACAAGCTTGTTTACTAGTGGACCACTACTACTTAGACCTGGAAAGTATGCATTAAAGGTATACTCTTTTACAAAGCTAACAGAATGGAAGTTATATTGCTCCTCAAGATAAGGAAGATCTTTTACTTCAATATTATTCTGGAATCTGTCTTCAAAGTAATAGTCAGATTCATTCCCATCCTCACGAGTACAAAGAAACTCAACTGTTCTAACCCCTCCCGCTAAATCAATGAAAACATCTACTAGATAATGGTCATTAGTTGTGAATAAGGAACGAAAAGGATTCTTCATTTGTTTGGTAATGAAAAAGTACTAAAAATCTTCTTAATCTTGCCTAAATTTTGTTTTAATCCCCCTCCTCAATTTCCTCCCATTCAAGATAGACTGACTCATCATAATATCCATTCGACTCCCCAAAAAATGTATATGTATCCATAGTCTGGTCTTCAAAGCACAAGGTTAAAGTGGTAGTTGTGGTAGACCCACCATAATCATTTGCACCACCTTTATGTTCATAAGCAAGATTAGCCCAACTAACAACCCCTAAGTTATCTGTTAAGTTAGACTCAAACCTAACAGTTGCCCAGCAATCTGATGAGAAACAAAGCAATGAAGATGAATCCGAAAATTTTAGAATAAGCAAAACTTCTTTACACGGTCTACTAAAAGGTTCATCTCCTTTACACTCTACTACTGATACAAGTTTTTTACCAATCATCTGGTCAAGAATTAAGTCTTGCATATATCCTCCTATAGTTAGCTATTGGTCCATTCAAAATGTACAGACTCATCATAGTATCCGTTTGATTCACCTATAAAGGTATAGGTATTAATAGTCTGATCCTCAAACTTAAGTGTTAAAACTGTAGTTGTAGTTGATTCAAAAATCTCCATATCTCTTTGTTCTTCAACTTCAATATTCCAATCAGTAACTACACCTAAGTTATTATTAGGGGCATAGGCGAGTCGAACATTTGCACAACAGTCATCTGAAAAACAGCGTAGTGAAGATAAGTCTGAGAATTTTAGAATAAGCATGGTTTCTTTGAAAAGCTCAACACACTCATCCTCTTCAAACATTACTTCATGGTCAAGCTCTTTACCAATCATTTCATCAAGAATTAAGTCTTTCATACGTTTAGCTATCAGTCCACTTAAAACTAACGGATTCATTGTAATACCCATTTGATACCCCAAGAAATTTGAAGGTATTACTTTTTCCACCCATAAAAGATAGAGTCAAAGTTGTTAGAGTGTAACTTTCTATGGAAAGCTCCTCTAACGATAGATAAGAGGCGAGGTCTATATCTTTAGAAAATTTATTTAGATTTTTCCAGCTTTTCTTATCTAGTTCACTGGTTACGTTTAACTTAAAATCTGTTACAACTCCTACTTTATCTGACTTCTTACCTAAATACACAAACGACTCACAACACTCCTGATTGTGGTAGCAAAGTAAGGTTCCTTCTGTAAACTTTAAGCTTAATTCACTCTTACTTTCGTCTAGACCAACCAATTCTTTCCCTAAGATCCCATCAAGAATTAAGTCTTGCATAGAAATAATCTAACTCCTTACGCATTATTTTTCTTCCATCATTTCTACTCTTAACTCTCTCCCAACATATGTCAGGAGAGGCTAAAAGTAATATCTCAAACACAACGTAACCCTCTTTCAGTAACCTCTCTTTAGCTAGGTTTCTGATGTTGGAATTACAGAGATGTGGATCTGTAATTACAAGGTTATGACCAAGGTGCGGAAGAACATCATTAGAAAATGAACGAGGGTCATCAATGAGGATATCCTCTTGACCTATTAGTCTTTTTGCTAATGTTGTTTTACCAGAACCAGGCAAGCCCGCTATAAGAGTAGCTCTCATCGGTCGATGTAAGTGTCATCAATGATTGGAGCTAAGTCATATTTCTTGTAAAGATTCTGGATATCTTCTAAGGCAATAAAGATAACTTTATAATCCGTAGAGTTACCATAATACTGCTCTTCAGTAGCTTCTAATGTTTCTACCTTGAGTTCTTTAAGTTGAAACCCTGTAAGCTCTAAAAACAAGTCACTAAGTTGAATATCCTGATGAGGCTCGTGTCGATATTCTGGGGGTCGATCACTCCAGCAATTACCACCTTCATAACCACCTATTCGATAATAGATAAATAAATAAGTAGTTTTAAGTGTTTTCATCTTAGGAGTAGAGGTTTCAACAATTGAGGCAGCGCATTCAACTAAACCAGCTAAAGTCTCGTATCGCGCTAATGTACGACGGATTTCCCATTCAGTAGGATATGGTAGTTTTTCAAGTCTTTCAATAAGAGGCATAGACATTATAGTAAGAACTCCTTACAGGACACCATTGCTTTGCAGATTAAGTTAATTGCCGAGTCTGTATAAGGCTTGATAGGGTATTCAATCCAATCAAGTAACTCATACCGAACATATTCATCTTTATACACAAGCTTACAGAGTCTCCAAACAGACTTATCATCTTTAGGCTTGTAAGAATCTAAAGGAATAATCTCATCAGGAGGTTGGTCTCTATTTACAAAAACAGCTTTATAAGATTCTGTTTCTACAGAGATACATTTATTCATAAAACCCTTCGTTTGAATACACTTTGAAATAACCCCCTAGAAAAGATATATAAGTTTCTTCTAAAGTCTTATGTTCGAGATAAGAGCTAATAGTCTTAGATGGACTCTTTAACTTAACTTGCCACACATCAAGTATGAAGTTATATTCAACTTCTATCTTTGTATGGTGAATAACAGCTTTATAGTGATCAATATTAGGGTAGTGGCAGTAAATAGACACCCCTCTACCATCTAAATACTTTTCACTTAATTTTGAAACTTCCTGTTCAAACTCTTTTATAGTTTTCATTTAATACAATTATTTTTGAAACTTTAACTTGCTTTCGATTATTAGTTTTCCATTCCACACCATGAATTCTAAACTTAGATTTCTCAAAGGAAGGTATGCAAAAACAAGTTAAGTATGAGTAACGATCAGAGGCTTGATTTGAATTATTAAATTTCCCATCCATTACCTTGTTTTTTATCCAAGTAACATAAGGAGAGAAACATTTTTCTCTATTCCTAAAGTACTGTAAAGAATTAAAATGTAAAGTTTTATCTAATTCTTTTTTACACATTGCTCGAAAAAGAAATAACATCACTCCATCTTCTTATAGTCTTCCCAACCAAGATACTTATGTTGAAATCTACATGCTTCCTCCCAGTTTTCCGCCTCAATACACTGGATAATAACAGCATCACTTTCAAGTAATTTTCTTGCAGAATTATTATTAATAGGAAAGAAACTGTAAGAGTCTGTAGAGAGGCTATACCATAATTCATAAATCATAGTATCCTCTTACCTCCATGTAAATATACAATTGGAACCCCAATTATATTTATCAAACAAAGCTTCAATATCTTCTAACTTATACCCTGCTAAGCCACTTCCAATAGGAGTAAGGTAGAAAGTTAGATGAGGATGATTATGTGTGTAAGAATTAAATTCTCTAATTTGAGAATCAATTTCATTCAAAGGAATAGAACATAAACCTTTAGTGAGATCTTTAGTTACAATTCCATAAG